TGAAAAAATAAGTGATTTACAAAATAAAGATATTGAAATTATTGATACAGATAATGAAACCGGTGTTTGTTTTGAAATTAAAAATGAGAGTCATACAATTGGTAATATCTTATCAACAGAATTACAACAAGATAGTCGTGTAAAATATAGTTATTATAAAATGAAACATCCATTCATTAGAAGTATAATGTTATATATAATTTTAGAAAATGAAAATGAAAATGGGAAAGAAGTATATGCTAAAATTTTAGCAGATGCTTTTAAAAGGGTTTTAAGTTTATGTATGAATTTACAAAAAGAATGGAATCAAATATTAAAAGAAGTAATGGAAATTATTGAAATATAAATAATGTTATATTATAATATATAATAGTATTATGACATTTGGTAAAGAGAGACAGTATAATATAATTAGAAATTTTACTGCCAAAATAGAAAAAATAAATGGTAAAGTCGATACTTTAGAAGAACAATTATCAAATAATGGAAAAGCAATTAATGAAATACAACAAAAAGGAAATGAAGTTCGTGTAGAAATAAAAAAATCGATTGAAATTTATGATATGTTAAGGGCTAATTTAATAGTAATTAAAAAGCAAATAAAAGATTTAGAAAAAAGAAAAACAGATTTAATTACTCAATTAAATACTATTAAAGTTAAAATGAATGAATTTGTTGCGAAATTACTTAAAAGAGATATTCCAATATCTTCTCAATTTAGTAAACTCAATCGTAGAAATATCCGTTATGGTATAATTATGAAAAAAATGAGAAAATATGAAAGAGAAATAAAAGAATTAGTTCCAGAAGATTATGAAGAATTAAGAGAAGAAATTACTTCTAGATTTGAAACAGTTTTAACTGAATTACAAACAACTAAAAGAAATCTTTATACAAAAGGTAAAAGAATGGAAAAGATTAATGATAATTTAAATAGTATTAGAAATATTTTAACAAAATATGCTAAAGTTAATAAAGATATGCCTAAAGTAATTAATGATGTTCGTAAAGAAGAAAAAGTAAGAAAAGACGCATTTTTTAAAGAAATTACTAACTAAAAATATTTTCAATATAAATTATATCAATTATAAATAGAAATTTCCTGATTAATAATTGATATTTTAAATTTAATATATTATATTGATTATTGTTTTTGTGCTTCTTTAATAGAAATAGGTCTATTAGTTCTAATATCTTCAGCAAGAAGACGACCACAATTTTGTGGATTTTCTTTACAAGTCGAACCAGTTTTATATAACCATTCTGCAAATTCTTTTTGTTTATTTGGGATTTGTGTATTTGGCATAGTATAGAATTGTCTTTGAGAATGAGTTCTATTCCATACATCACTAACATCTCTATATAAATTATGAGAAAAATGATCTTCTGCATCTTCTTTAATAGATTCTTGTTGTATATCACAAGCAGGTGCTCTTTCAGGGTCTTGAGTATAATCAGACATTAATACATTCATAAATGGATTATCTTTTTTTGGGGCAACACATTCTACTTCAACATTATTAAGTTGTTCTAAACTTTTACCAGTTTTAGTATCTCTATAATATTTAAATAAATAAAGAGTAATTAATCCTGTAATAAATGGGATGAATATGACATTGCCATTTCGGTTATATACGTATATAACAACAGCAGTATATAATGAAAATCTTAAAATTGCATTTAGTTTTTCAACATAACTCATGTCGTGTGACGGAAAAAATTCAGTTAATCTATTTTTTTCAAAAACAATTGTATAATCATTAAACCAAAATGGATCACTTGTATTAATTTCATTAAGATCAGTATTTATAGTATCTTCAGTTCCAGACATTATATATATATAAAAGGAAAGAAATAAACATTTGAGTTTAATTGTACTTTATTGTAAAAAATCAAATCTTTTTTTTTCGTCATCTGTATTTGGATCAAGATCATATTCACAAAATTTATTGGAATTTTGTGGAATATGTTTATTACCAGTTGGATTAGTAATAATACTTTTAACTTTTAAACCATTTGGTGTAACTCTAGTATTCATTAAGATAACACCAGTTGTGTCATTCCAAGCATTTTTGGATTTTTTCACTATAATTACTTTAATTTTTAAATCAATAATTTTATTTTTACTATCGAGGTCAGAATTAACAACTTCATATTGTTGAATATAACAATTACGACAAATATTGTTTTTAACAAAAGAATTAATTTTTGTTTTTAAATCTAAATCAATAACAGCATTTGGTGTAGCATTAGTTCCAACTATATTTCCAGTCATTTCTTTAAAATTACGAATTTTTTGTACTCTTTCAGTTGAGTTCTTACTTGGTAATAAAATTATAACTAAAGGTGTAATAATTAATAAAGGTATTAATAATTGAGACATTTTTATATATCTATAACCAATATAAAATATATTATGAATGATTTTTTCTCAAATATGTTAAAATTTCATAAATAACCTGACAATCTAATGTATTATATTTAATAATATCATCCATCTCTTCTTGTAATTTATGTTCATAATAACTTAATGCTGAAGCCATTGAAACCTCTCCTGAAGTACATTTTGAATCATATTTTAATGGGATTAATCCCGCATTATATAATGCGGTAGATATTGATTTTAATCCAAAACCAGATAATGAACCATTAACTACAACTTGACCTTTCTTTAAAATTTCCATAACATCTGTAAATTTTATATTCCATTTTTTTGAATTTTGTTTATTATGTCTTTCACGTGCTCCTTTCAAAAAATTGTTTTCTGCTTGAGACCAACAAAAAATATTTACATCTTCTGGATTTAAATCATATTTTCGATAAACTGAATACATTTGATTAATCCATTGTTCAATAATTGAAAATTCTTGTGCTTTAGTTAATGTGTCTGCTACAAATGAATAATCTCTTTTACGGTTATTAGTTCCATATCGTCTTGCTACTGAACTTGGTATAACTACAGTTAATCCAATTAAATAAATAATCGGACGACCACCATATAAAGAGTTTAATGTTTCAAAATCAACATAAAATTCTACCTTATTTGAACTCTTCCAATTATTTAAATTATTTGTAATCTTTTTTGGTAGAACTTTTGTTCTTTTCATTTTATTTATATCAATTATCTTTTGTAAAAGAATCCCTTTATCTGAATCTGATTTAATTCCTAATACTTCGGGTGTCAAATCTGGATCATCCCAAGTATAAATACCTTGGTCGTGTGCTTTTTTACGAACTTTTGGTCCAACTTGCCATAATAGCGAAATATCTTTTAATTTAATTGCTAATTGTTTCTTTACTTTTGACCATCCACCAGATGCTTGAGAACTAAAAATTAATGGATATAATTCTGTTCTAGATGGTTTTGGTGTAACTTTCCATTTATGCCCATTCTTTTCAACATCTCTATACCAAACAATAGCATTATTTATATCATCAATATAATGTTTATCTTTTTTATTAAAATTAAGATAACCTAATTTTTTCCAATCTCTATATTTTTTTGTTTTTTTTCCATTTTTAGTCCCTTTCCAACCATTGCCTACTAAGAACGCAAATGATGGAGTGTATCCTTGAATTTTTCCCAATAATTCATTCTGGAATGTTAATTGAGCTTTATACATTTTTGTGATAAAATCATCTGATAATGAACGACCATCAGATAGTAAAGAAAGAATTTTATATCTTAATGAAAATGCTACATAAAACCAATTTGTACTATAACAAGAAGCACCCTCTTTAATATCTACTTTTAATCTATATTTATCAAAAATTTTATGGACATAATCACTTCTAATAAGTAAATCAATTGTTGTATATGTTTTTGTTTCTTCATTTGAAAGCATTCCTTGAATAATTACAGGAATACCATTACTCATATGAGTTTTTGTCATAAGTACTAAATCAATACAGTGATTATTAAAATAAGGTAATCTTTTAGTTCTATTTGGATAAATTTCCTCAATTTCTTGTAAAATTTTAGTTTTAAATTTTCCTGTTTTAGTAAATTTCATTAAAGTAAATGGATTAAATGGTTCTCTTTCATATTTTTGAGATCCATGTAAATCCAACCAATCGGTTAATGTATCATCAATAATATAATTTCTAATTTTAGATTCATTCATCCATGATTGTGTACTAACTTTAGTTGTCTTTCTTTTCTTTTTTGGTCTTTCATCTGGAAAAATTAAACTACTTTTTCTCTTTTTACTACTCTTTTTCAGTTGATTCTTTAATTCTGTATGAAATTTTTTAAATATTGGTCTATTTCTTGCGAACCATTCTCTATTTCTTTCTATAATTAAAAGATTACTATCAGCTAAATACCACCAATTTTTCTTATCTTCATTATAACCACAACAATCTAAATTTTTACATTGCCTTTTTGTATCTACCTCTTTAAATACACATTCATAAAAATAACAATTCTCTAGATTTGCTACTTCTAACTGTAATTGAACTTGTGCATAATAATTTAATGAAATCGCACCACTAAGTCTTCTTGTATATGGACATTTAATTTCTATTAAATAATGATTTGATACAATACCATCTGGACTAGCACCTAAGAATTTATGTTTTTGATGTCTTAAGAGACCAACATCATATACCTTCTTTTTATACTTTTTCTCAAAAATTTCAATTGCCTTAGGTTCATAATATTGTCCATGTTTTGTATATATATTTTCAAAACGAACATTATTTAATTTTGTTGTCAATAATTTATTTGTACTAGATAATGTATTGTATCCTAAAAGAACACCACAATCACTTGCGGTAATTAGTTTTGTGCGTATTTTATACCATTCTTCTGAACGTTGTTCAATTGAGGATTTTTGTAGTTTACTAATTAATCGGCTCTTAGTCATTTTACTAAAATTGAATAATACTTATAAATATTAAATATCATTCAATTTTTATATTATTTTATATTTCTACTACTTATGAATCGAAAACGTAGATTAGACACTATATTATTTGAAACACCTCTAAATGAAACGCCACTTTTTAAAAAAAGAAGAATTTCATATGAACCATATGAAATAAAACCCCAACAAAATATATTTGATTTTGTTAGAGATGAATTTAAAAAAATTAATAATAAATTAGAATTAATTCACGAAAAAGTACAAAATATTAATAGTCGCATAACTACTATTGAATCTAAATTAAATAGAGGAGAATCAAAAAAAATTTTAAATTTTATTAAAGAAATGGAACAATTAAAAATTGATAATACTCCACCTAAATTTCAAGAACCGTGTCCATATATTTTTTAAGACATTTCTTTATGTAATTTAATATTTTGAAGTAAATTACCAAGATCTGTTTTTCTTTCATATATAATATCATCATGATTTTCAAAAACATCTATATCAACAATAGGACTAACACTATTATCAATTATTCTGCCAGATACTATAATATCAAATTTATTTTTATTTTCGTTCCATTTTCTTTTACCGTATGTTAATAATTCACTAACAAGCATTCCTACAAATAATTTAAGTTTATCTTCTGGAATATATAATTTACAACCAGACAATGTAGGTATACAAAAATTATCATCACATCCACCAATATCGTTATTTTTGGCATTTTCTTCTATCGTTTTACATGTTTGTCTAATATGATATTTTTCAGCATAACGACTAGACCGATCTTCTCCCATGGTTGTACTAAGTTTGTTTTTAACCAATTTTTCTACAATTCTATATAATTGCCTCTTTATATTATATGATTCGTGAGTTTTATATTCTTCTATTTTAGATTGTTTATTATGAGAGTTTTTAATTAACTTAATAATATTTGCTTTAATTTTTTTATGATCTGTCTTATCTAATAATTCTGCTAGTTCTAAAATTGTTCTATTATAAATTTCTTGTATTCTGATTGATATAATAATATCTCTTATATTATCCCATTCATTACCAGCAATCACAATTTCATTTATTTTATTATAAATCTTAATATTACTTATTTTTGTTTTTGTTCCATCTTCTAGTTTAATAATTGTTTCATTATTTTTTTCTGAAACAGTTGTAAATTTCATTTTTTTGATTGGAATATATCTATCATTTAATAATACAAGATGAGTTGCTTTGTTATTTTTAATATATACACCTGCATTTTCATAAGTATCTATTTTTTTAAATTCCGAGTTATTATCAATAATAGTATTTAATTTTTCTAGATATTTTAGTGTATCTTTATATGAAGATTCATATTTAGTAATATTTGTAATTTTTTTGTATTTTTCATTTGAATAGATTGATTGTTTTACTGGAATTATATAATCATTAATAGTAACAATATATAAACTTCTTTGTGAAATCGGATCATATATAATTTTTTTTGGTGTATATTTAGAATCATATTTTGCTACATTTTCTAATAATTGAACACTTTGTTTAGCAGTTAAAATATTCCAATTTTTAGTACTAATTGCTCTTGATGTATATTGTTGAGTACAACTTTTAAGATACCATTCTTTCATAATTTCCATTAATTCAGAGAAATTATTACCTTTTGGATCAAAGAAACGAACTAAATCTAGTTTTCCTTTACTAGGTTTTTTATAAACAATTGATTCATATGATCTATCTGAATATTCATAAATAAATATAAATTTTTTATCATCATTATAATAATCCTCTATGAAAATATCATCTAAACATTTAATAAACATTTTACCTAAATTTATATTATTACTAGGAAGTTTATGTGGTGTTTGTTTAAATAATACAATATTTAATCCGTCTCTATGAATAACACCTGGTCTAGATATTAAATCAATAATATATTTTTTATCAAAATCAACAATATCATAATCAGGATCTTCAAGGAATTTTATAAATTCTTTAATAATATGATCAAGATTAATAGATACATTTTTATATTGCTTCGCACCGAGATATTTTTTTTCAACAATTGTTTTAAATTTAGCATATATTTTTCCTTGATTTAAGAATGATATTATTTCACGATTTTTTGTTAAATAATCTCCAATATGGGAAATTAATTCATTAAATGTTCTATCAGTATATTGTAAAATGACTGAATAAAATCCTCTTTCTGTACTTAAATCTTTACCAGAACATAAATTTTCATCATGATATTTAATACATCTACTATTACCTTGTAAAACAAAACCAGGTGCTTTATGAACGTTCGCATTAAAATTTTTATCAAAATCTGTATAATGATTAAATAATACATGTAATCTTGTTGGTAATTTACCAAATGTAAGGTCTAAATTAGCATTATTATTAGTTGATATATAATTATCAATCTTAGTATCTAATGATAACATTTCATCATATGTTTTTTTATTAATCAATTCTGTACAATATAATAAATTTCTTTTAATTTTTTTATTAATTCCTGTAAAACAACATGGATGACAAGCATTTTTTCTAATTTCATCTTCTGTAATTTCTATTTGTTGCCCACTTTTATCTGATTTATTAAAATGTATATCTAAAAATCCTGGATATTTATTTGCTTTTTTATCTGGATTAGGACATTTTATTATTTTACCTTGCCATTCTAAAATATGTCCAGTAGGTTCTCCTTTATTTGATTTTCCAATTGGTTTCATAATACTTTCTAAACGGTCATTATAAGATTCATGATCATAAGGATTTATAACAGTTCCAATTTTAGTTTCATCTCGATATGTTAAATTATTAAGTTTATAAGATTCAAAATAGTGATCAATTTTTTGCTTTAATTTCTTTTTATCAGCAATTTTAAGGTTTTTCTTACCACTTAAATGTGACCAAATTAATTTACATTCCTTTTTTTGCCAACCTGGTGGATTTCTACCTTTACTTTCTTCTGCTGTTTTTGGAAAAGTATTTGATTTCCAGATATGATATTTTAATAAGTCATCTATTTTTGGAATAACTTCATTTTTTTTTAGATGTTTAAATCTTTTTTTAATTGCTTTTATTGCATCTTCTATCCCATAATATTTAATAAATAATTTTCTTAATTTTTCATTCCATTTATTTTTATTATAAATTTGGAGAATAGTTTCTTTAAATTTGTTATTTTTGTTTCTTTGAGTAGGTAATGTTTTCTTAATAGTTGTTAATTTTTTTCCTAAATTAATTAGCATTTGAATTACTTGTTTATCAGTCCATTCTGTTTGTCCTTCATAATCATCAATCCATCTACTTGGTTTTAATTCTCTTGAAGTAATTGTAATATAATATCTTACTTCATTTGTTTTTTTCGTATATTCATCTTTCTTTTGTTCATATTTATCTAGTCCTGTATCTTCTGCTAGTTTTTCATATTTTTTTTCTTTTTTCTCAAATTTTGCTAATAATTCATGGTATTCATCTTGTTGTTCAGCATCTACATAACCACCACTTTGTATGTTCTCATTTAATGCGTTATGTTCTTTAATTGTTAAAATTTTAGGAGCGTGTTTATTTGTTTTTGCTGCTGTACCAACAGGTTGTCTATTTACAGCACAACGTTTAGCATATAAATTTCGATTTAAATCAACCTTTGTATTACAATAAGGGCATTGAGTAGTTGTATGTTTAATTTTAGCACCACAATTTGGACATTTAGTTGTAATATCAAATGCTTGTTTTAAACGTTTTAAGTAAGTATAACCAGTAATTTTATGAATTGTTTTTTCTTCTTCCTCCATAATACTATCATATTCATTATCTAATCGGTCATAAATTTTTCTAAAATATTTAACTATTTCATAATTGTAATCTTTCTTTGAAAGTTTCTCTCTATATAAAATATGATAAATCAGATATACTAATTTTTGAGAAAAATCTGATAAATATTCCCATTGATCAAAACTTTTAAATCCCATAATACACCATTGATATGCTTCATCAAGAGCATCATAACATTTATTTTTAACACAACGTTTAAAATGAGATTTACTTAATTGATATAAAATACCAGCACTCTTTAATTTTTTACCATAAATTTTTTCTTTTGTTAAATCCCAATTATTATAAGTAATAACAGCTTGTGAAGATGTCATATGGAAATGTTTTTGTAATGCTTCAATTAATTCATCTTTTTCATAAGATTTTAATTCATCTCTATCATCACCATCATCTGCTTCTTGTAAAATTGCTTCAATCTTTTCAGAAATAAAATTATGTAATAAAATATCTTTCTTAGATTTTGCTTCATAATTTCGTTGATGTTCTAATCTTAAAAATCTGAAATTCATAATATTTCCTTTTGTTGAATTATCTAATTCAATATATGGATATAACATACGAATTAAAGTTTTATTTCTAATATCATCATAACTGATAACTCTATTAATTACAATAGAACTATTTATTGAATGAATATCTACATTTGTTTTTGGATCATCCCAATTTTCTATATCTATACTAGCTGTCTTAATTTTTCTATTATCAGGAGAAATACCTAAATTACCAATATTATAAGAATTCAGTTTATTAATAAAATTATTAACTCCTTTTATAATTTCTTTCATTTGAGTTTTATCAATATAAATACGAGCCTCTCTTGATAAATTAATAGTAAACCAAACACTTTTATGCGAATATAATTGAACTTGCATATAAATATCTTTATTAACAACTTCACCATCAACATCTTTTATTGTTTTTGGAATACGAATTCTAAATTGTATAACATCAGGCATTTCAATATTCCATTTCAATTTTCTATGAATTCCCTTTTTTTGAATGGTTTTAGTCATCTTTTGAAGTAATTTAGATTCTTTTGGTAAATAAGTTACTAAATATGGAACTGTTTTATTTGGTTTAAATAAATGCATAACATTAGTTAAATTCAAATAATTTGGTTTATTCACTGTATCTAAAGGTCTATTAATTTCAAACCAAATTTTATGAGTATATTGTTCTAATCCTAATTGTTTCTTAAAAGAAGATGGAATTTCAATTTCTTTAAATTGATCAATAATTTTATCATAATTTTGAATAGAAAATTTCCAATTACTTATTTTTTCATATAAATAATATGTATCTTTTTTATTATACTGATATTCATAATTTTCAAAATTGATATATGGCCAATAAATTTTACTAAAAACTTTTAAATCTTTACTTAAATTATCTTTTATTATACTTAGTTTTTTTTTTACACTTCTAAAGTTATCATTATTTGTTAAAAAATTATAATATAAATAATAATCAGGAAAATATGCCATATTAATTTCAAATGAACTAGAATTTTCATTAATTAAATTATAAAATAATGTATTAAAATCAATCCTATTTTTATCAACTAATGATTCATTTTGATAAATTGATGATAATAATTCATATCTTTTTTTTTTTAAATCTAATAATTTTTTTTTTATAATATTTTCTTTACCATCACCTAATTTTAAATCAAAATCATTAATTGCTTTATTATATTTTCTTAATAAAGCAGATTCATTTTGTTCTTTATTTTGTAGTGTTCTTAAAATATTAGAAGTATATTTTCCAAGATCATTATTTCTTCTACTACTTAAACGTTGTATCTGATAATTAAAATTTTTATAAATATCTTTTAAATTAGATAATGAATTATCATTTAAGAATTTAAATATATTAACATAATCATATTCTAATTCTTTATTATCAATATTTTGTTTTAAATTTTCACAATTATATGGATCATCCATATTTTGTTTATGACAAATAGAATGTCCATAAAATGTATTATCTTTCCATAAATAAAGAAATTCAGGGACAGGAAGACATTGTTCAATGTGTAAAATATCATTTGATAATTTAGATAAATTTACTCCATGACGATATTCATATTTTTTTTTACAAGTTGCACAATATATTATTTGTGTATCATTTGTTGTTGTTTCCATAAAATCATCATCATCATCAAATAAATCATCTTCAAAATCTATATCATAGTTATTATCATTTGTTTGAGTTATAATTTTATTACCCTTATGATTGAAACAATAGATACAAGTTTTTCTCTTTTGTTCAGTATTTTTACTATCATTTTCATATTCTATATTTTTTAATAATTCATAACATATCTTTTGTTTTATAATATCCAGTGTATCACTTTGGTATACTTTAATTGTAAACGAATTAACTTTTTTTGATTTAATTGATATATCATCATTTATAATTTCTGTATTTCCAACTATACCTATTAAATTTACTGTTAATGAAAATATTCTTTCTTGTAATACCATCTAAATTATATACATATAATTTAGATATTATTAGTTTCAATATTATTTAGATTAATATTTAGAGAGTATGAGATAAAATTTTATTATCAAAACCTTCTAATTCAAATTCATTATTTTCATTACAACCTGTATTAATTGTGCCAATTTGTTCAGTTAAATTTGGTCTCATATTGGTTGTTGGATTCATTTTAAAATTTACTAATTCCATAATTCTATTAAAATTACCATCAGATTCAAGCATTTTATTTGATGGTTTGAAATATTGATCCATATTACTAGATTGTTGTTGAGAAATTGTTTGTTTCTTGTTTGGTCTTATATCTTTAATTAAATCTTCAATACTTTCTTTAGATATTTCTACTGCTGGTTCATTATTTGGGTGTTCTTCGTACATTTCTGGTTCGGGAATATCTGCTGGTTCTATATTATTTTCATAATATTCAGATTCTGGTTGATTATAATATTGTTCAAAATCATTTGGTTCATAAGTTTCTTGTGGAGGATATTCTTGATATTTTTTATTTTTATTAACTCTTTTCTTAGCATTTTGTAAAATTTGAATTGAATTATTCAATACTTGTAATTTATCTTCATTGGATTTACTTTTTCCAGCAAAAATTGTAGAAAGTAATAAAATTGCTACAATTATCAATAAAATAATGTGTTTGTTGTCTTCAATTATCTCGAACATTTTTATTATTTATTATATAAGATAAAAATATGATAAAACGCACTTATATATAAATTTATTAAAATAATATTTCCTAAATATGATTTCTCATACATATAAATTTACCCCATCTTAATATTGGAGGCATTATTAAACTATATGGATCAAAATCTCTTGGTATTGTATTTCTTCCGATAAAATTATCATTAAAATTATAATAATGAATATAATTTTTTAATGGATTATTAGAACAGATATAATAGATATTTTTATATATATCAAGACCACACATACATAAATCACTATCATTTTCAATAAATGACTCTGATAATAGATTATTTGTTACACTCATTATAATAATATGCCAGTTAAGTAGAAATAAAATAATAAAGGTAATATTTTCAAATAAAGAAAACATAGTATTTAATATTCGTATTAATAATTGATTAGAATAAATCTAAAAGCAATTTTAATTTTTATAGAATATCCATAGCAATTGTACAAAATCGAATTATATTTAGATTTTGATCTCCACCAATACTTGTTATATAATCAATATTCGCTAAATTTTTTATTAATTGTTTCTTATTAGATTCACTTATGGTTTCATTATTTAAGATATTAATGTATAATTGTTCTAAAATTTCTTTTGAAGAATATCCTTCATAAAATATTTCTGAAACATTATCTCTCATTTTATCAAAATCTTTTTCTTTTATACTATTCAACAAATTTTCAATTAATATTTCATCTATTGTTCCTATTAAATAATTTAAATCAAATTTTAATGTTTGTTTATTATCATTACTTAATGATAAGATTTCAAATAAATTAACTGCTTTTCGTAAATCACCATTTGATATATTACTGATTTTTTTGATTAATTCTTTTTTATTATTACTTAAATTTTCACATTCAGCAATATAATTTAATCTGTTTGATATCTCATTTTCTGGAATTGGTTTAAATAAAAATTTTACACATCTTGATACAATTGGATTTGATATTCTATTTATTGAATTACAAATAAAACAAAATCGTGTAGTTTTTGAATAAGTTTCCATGATTCTTCTTAATGCAGATTGTGCTTCAAAACTCATTGAATCTACTTCATCTAAAACAACAATTTTAAAACAACCTTCATTTAAATAAACACTTTGTTTAGCAAAATTTTTTATTTCTTGTCTTACTACACCAATCCCCCGTTGTTCTGATGCTGATAAAAATAAAACATTTTGTTTAAATGTATTACTACTAAAAATTGTATTTGTTATTATTTTTATTAATGTACTCTTTCCAACTCCATTTGGTCCATAAAATATTAAATGTGGTAAATTTTCTAAACTGTTTTTTATAATATTTATAATTGTTGTATGAAATGTCATATCATCAAATTTATTAGGCTTATATTTAATTACCCATGGTATCGCTTTAGTTCTTTCCATTATGGAATATGTATTAATAAATATATATCAATATATAATCCATTACTTAATTATAATTTAAAAATCAAATGTATTATTTAGAGTTTTTTTAAAAACAATTTTCATATAAAATTTATCTTTGTCCTTAGCCTTCATTTTATTAAAATTTATTAATTTCGCACCTATTTTTTCAGATACTTTTTGAAGGAGTTCAAACGACTTTTTTAAATCATTTTCCAATAATCCAACAATTTCTCCATTATCTGCTACACCTATATAATATATAACATACCCAGAACCTTGATATAAACGATATAACATTTGTGTTCCAAGTTTATTAATTTTATGGTCAGTGTTAATTAATAATTCTTTTTTATATTCAATATTGCCGAATTCCACCTCAGGACTAAGTTTATAACTCATGAACTCTATATTCATTATATTAGTTTTAAAAACCTTAAAGAGGTTTCAATTTTTTTTTAGTATTTTATCAATAAGTTTTTTATCCTTATCATTTAAATAAATTAAATCATCTTTTTGATAATATTTTATAAAATTACTTAATTCATCATATCCGCCAATAAAAATTTTATTATAAAAAATAATTGGAATATATTTATATTCATCTATAATTATATTTAAAATATCTGATTCTTTCTTTCTCATATAAGAAAATTTAATTTTATTTTTTTTTAATAAATTTTTTGCTTTTAGACAATATTCACAAGTATCATTTCCCAATATAATAAAATTTTCCTTATTTTTAAATAATTCAAAATTTTCTAAATCTTTTTTTAAAATATAATAGTTATTTTTTGATAAACGTTTCTTATTAATTTTTATATGATTATCTTCTATATTTAATTCTTTTATGAGATAATATGAATATTTATATGTTCCATTCTTATTATATCGTCTTGCTTTAAATAATGATTTAATTGTCATTATATATATATATAATAGAAAGTAAGTATAAAATTTTAAAAATAAATATTATACATAATATATAAATTACACAATGGGATCTGATAATTTTGAAAAATTAAGAAAATGGATAACTAGACATGGCGGTTATGTTTACCCACATCTAAAAGTTGTATCATCAAAAATTGGAGATACAATTCAACATAGTGTTTACGCTACAAATACAATTCCTGAAAAAACAGAAATACTAAGAGTTCCTAAAATTTGTAAATTTGGTGGGGATTTAATTTATGAAATTCCAGATATTGAACAATGGATTAATATAGATTGCAATAATTTTATTAAAAATAATTTTTATTTTAAAATTGTAATTGCTTTAATTTATCATAAAAGTATTGGTAAAAAATCATTCTATTATCCATATATTAAAAATTTGCCAAGAAGTATTGACTTTAAAGAACACCCTATTTACAATTATTCGGAAGATATGCTTGAAGAATGGTTTAAATGTTCACCTACATTCACAGAAGAATTTCAAAAATTAATGGTTAAATTCACGAAATTAAATGGTTTTATCAAAGAAGCTATGGGAACATATCCTATAATCGATTTATCTAAATTTGGTGATAGTCCTAATGTTTTAGAATCATTAATTAAATGGGCTTTCGTAATATTTTTAACTAGAGCATGGCAAGAACACGGCTGTATTCCTTTTGCAGATTTATTTAATCATCAATCTACTAGTTTAACTACATTTCATCATCATGATGATAGTCAAAGAGAAGGTATGTCTGCAATAACTGTAAGATCTGTTTATGAACAAGGTGATGAAATATATAATCATTATGGTCAATATGATAATAAATCATTATATATGACTTATGGTTTTTGGACTAATGAACCAATTAAGTATATGAAATTTAAAGTTAATTTCAATCCTACAACTCCACTCTCCGCTTATGTTGAACAAGTTTTAAAAAAGGAAAATATACCAAAAGATAAAATATTATTAACATCTAGAGCACCATCTGGTCTTTTGATTAAATATTTAAGAATAACTAGTATTTCGGATGTAGATATTTTAAGAGTAAGTGGTAAAACAAATATTGGTGATAAACCAATTTCAGCAACTAATGAAATCATTGCTTATAAAAATTTATTAAAATTAATTAATGGATTAAGAATTAAAGAATATTCTACTGAACGTTTTAATGATTGTACAATGTTAAGTCAAACTAGTGATAATATTATTACTAAAAATTTAACTAAAATTATTATTTCTGAATATGAAGTTGTTAAAAATTGTGTAATTTGGGTTCATGCGAACTGGATCGCAAAATTAGAAACACCTATGCTTAATGATATTATTAATTTTATTACTACGATCGATATTGCATAATTTTATTTTAAATTTAAATTTATATTATAATTATATAATATAGTCATAATATAAGATGGCAAAAGATAAGATGAAAAAGAAGAAAAAGTCTTCACGTGTTGAAGAATATATGGATAATTTAAGAAAAAACAGTGTCACATCTAAATTTTCTCTTGATGAATTGTTTGAGGAGTTAGAAAAAAGTAAGAGTATAAGATCTAAATTTTCTTCAGAAGAAATTGAAAGTGAAATTCATCTACACCTCGGTAAATTACTAGATGATTTTATAGAAAAATATAATATTGATTATAATACAACATCTTTTTTCAATTTTCGTAACCACTGGTTGACGAAAATGCAAGAATATATGAACGTAGAACCGCAAGAAATAATGACTAATGTAGAGTTACGAGTTACTATAAAAGAACTTATTGAAATTGGTAAGGATTTGATGTATTTAAAAAGAGAAATTGATGATGTTGTAAAGATATATAAATCTAAAAAAGAAGATATGACATTTGAAAAATATTCAGAAATGTATTACAATGTCAAACCATATCAACAATTGTATAAAACATTCCATCCTTCTTATGAAAATGTAATTAAACATTATCAAGAAGTTTCTAATCTAGATGAATATACAGAAAGTATAACACATAATATAATGGAATCTCAAGACTGGCTTGTGAAACATCAAAAATACATTCAAAAAACAAAAAGTCAAATAAAAACTGATGGAATAGATCTTAAGTTAAAGTTAGAAACAAAAATCCACACGTTTTTTGAGAGAACGCAAATTATAGCTAGTTCTTTTTATTTTTATAATAAAACAACAAACCAAATAACTAAAAAAGATGACTCAAATGCTATTAGAGGATATGATACGAAAACTTATCTAGATATATTAGCAAAAATAGTAAAACAACCAGTAAGGTATGATCTTAATAAAAGTGATCTTACTATAATAAAATCATCAGCAGAACGATTAGAAGATTTTTTTAATTATAAAGCAAATGTATATCAATTTTATCCAGATATTATTCAAAAAGATTTTTATGAAAAAATTTATAAGAAAAAAGAATTTTATATGAATCGTCAAATACCAATTGATATAAGTAAAACTGATGATATTCAACAAGATTTATGCCCAAGTGAGAATACAAATTTCAAGTTACAAACACATCAAAAATTTATGAAAAATTATTTATCAGTGAATACTCCATATAATGGATTATTAATATTCCATGGTACAGGTTCTGGAAAAACATGTTCATCAATCACAATTGCAGAATCCTATAAAAATTTAATAGCATTGAGTAGTAAAAAAATATTAGTTATATTAGCAAAATCAGTTAAAAGCAATTTTATTAAAGAAATTCATGATATTACTAGAGGTTATAATCAATGTACAAGTTCAGATTATTTAAATTATGATTTTTTTACAAATGATGATAAAAAGCAAAAGAATGTTTTATCATTAATAGATAAATTTTATGAATTAATTACATTTGGTTCATTTAGAAATTCTATTGTAAAAAAATTAACAAAATCTGGTGTAAAATATGATGTTAATAAAAATTTACCAGATGATTTAGTTAATTGGATTGATTTAATGTTTTCTGATAAAGTTATTGTTGTTGATGAAGTTCATAATTTAAAGAAATATAAAGATGACCATGGTCAAGATTTAGATGCTGAATTATTAGATATAGATGAAATTATAGATGATGATGAAATGGATAGTACAGATGATTTAGATATTACTAATATTAATGATACTGAAACAGATATTGATACTTCTTATTTTAAACCATATCATGCTTTAGAACTAATTTTAAAATACGCCCAAAATGTTAAATTAGTTTTATTAAGTGCTACGCCAATGTATCATACCCCAATTGAAATTGTCTCAATTCTAAATTTATTACTTCTAAATGATAAATATAAAAGAATTGATCCTAAAAATGTATTTAATGGTTTAGAATTAACAGATAAAGGATCAGATATTATACGTATTAGTTCTCAAGGATATATTTCGTATTTAAGAACAGAAAGTCCATTTACATTTGCTAAAAGAAATTATAAAGAATCGATTCCAATTCATGAGTATGTTAATAATAAATTAAAAACAGTTATGAAAATGTATGATTTAAAAAGAAATATACTAAATAATGATTATATGGATCCAATTAAAATTGTTTTGTGTCCAATGAGTACTTTACATCAAAATTTTTATACAACAAATTTAAGAAATCAAATTTCTCTAAGTAAAATAATTGAATATGGTAATATTGCAAAAGAGAATCCAGATAATATTCCTGATAATCAATTAAAATTAACAGGTTCATCTGGATTATTAGATAAAGAAAATAGTATTTCTTCAAAAATTGGTGCATTAATTTCAAACATATTAAGTAATGTAAGTAATGGTACAATTTTTTCATACAGTTGGTATGTTGGTAGTGGTACATCAATAATAGCAAGAGCACTTTTAGAAAATGGTGTTGAAATGGCGATGTATAGTAAAAGTGAAAGAAAAATTAGTTCAGCAGATCAAAAATATATTAAACATATTTTAGGGGGAAAAAGAACTTATAGACAACCAGATTCATCTCAAATTTTAGGATATGATGGTAAAACAAGAGAACAATGGAAAAAAGAAGGTAGGATCTTAGATTTTAAACCAATGAGATTTGCTTATATTATTGGTAAAATAGAAGAATATGAAAGAGATAATTTAATTAATTCTTTTAATAAGGATATTAATAAGGATGGTTCTGTTCTTAAAATAATGGTTGGTTCTGGTGTTTTTAAAGAAGGTATCAGTTTAAAAAATGTTCGTCAAGTTCATTTACTCGAACCATGGCATAATCGTTCTCGTATTGAACAAGTTATTGGTAGAGCATTAAGACATTGTTCTCATAAAAAATTACCACCTAAAGATAGACAAGTAGATATCTATCAATATGCAATTATATATAGAAATTTTGATAGTTTAGATATAACAAGAAAATTTTTAAAAGAAAAAATAAAACAATTCCAACAACCAATAATAAAAACCCCCAAAATTATAACAGGTGAATTTGCGAAATCTGGTATTTTTAGTTACGATATTATTATGTATATGAGATCTCAAATTTTACATAATTTAGTATTAGATGTAAAACATATTTTACAAGAAACTGCGATTGATTGTTCATTTAATAGAGAAATTAATATAAATACTTTAAAAAAAGAAGAACAGTATGAATGTTTTAAATCACTTAGTGATGAAATAGATGAAGAAACTGGTTTACCAAAAATTGAATGGATGGAAGAAAATGATTACAAGATAGATGAAGAACAATTAGATTATAGTACATTTGATGAATTTTTTTATGAACCATATATTGTATTTGTAATAAATGTACTAAAAAAAATATTTGAAATGGATAGAACTACTTATACCTTAACATTTTCAGAAATTCTAAATAATCCAATATTTGATGATCAAATTTATTTTGAAAAAAATAATTTTATTCTTCGTTCAGCATTATATAGATTAATTCCAAAACATAATATTGATCTTAAAACATTTCCACATATTATTGGAAAAAGAGTTGGAAGAAATCGTATTTATGGATATATTTTTGGTAGAGAAACAGAAGATGATGGATTATTTATTTTCCAACCATTCGAAGATCAAAGTAATATAAGAGATGGTAATAAAATAATTAAGCGTTCAGATTTTGAACGTACTCCAATGTATGAAAAAACAGAATTTGAAAGTTTATCTGCTATTGAGATGCCATTTATTAATGTTAGTACAACTCTTCGTAATAAATTTGAGGAAATTACTAAATCTAAAAAGAAAAAATCGAAAGATTCATCTAATGTAGATACAAAAACAAAGAAAATATTAAATGCGAATGAATTAATAAAAGAACGTGATATTTCTTTAAGTGATTCTAAAGAAGCAGATAAAAATGCTCCATTAATTGGTTTAATTTTAGATATAACAAATTTACCAAAAATGTCTATGAATAATCTTTGGGGTGAGAAAGGTATTCATTTATGGTTAAGAGAAAAAGTTATGATATGTAAAAAGGGAAAAAGAAGTAGTATTGGTCAATTGGCAACATCATTTAGTGTCACAAATTTCCAATGTATGTTTAATGATTATATTT